GACTAAAAAGAGCGTGCAGGGTAATACGTCGTTACGTAAGGCCCTGAGCAGGAAAAAAATACCAGTAGTCGATCAGACAATTCTTAAAGTCCTCGCAGACTACTGGAAGGACAAAATGACAAAAGAAATGATGGGTGAGGACGATTCCCCAGTGGATCTCCCTGGCAGGGAGCATGTCTGCGATGTCTGTGCGAGCGGTCCTCGGATCGAGCGCATGACATGTGAAATTAGGGAATTTAAACAAAAGAAATCTGCCGGAGTATCGTCATTGACGCTAAGTCCCAGCCGAGACGAGGCACCGTTGCCCCGTGATATCGTCGCCGATACCCTCCTGTCCTACAGGCCTATGCCTGCTGTGGATTCCGAGGTGAGGTACGTGACTCCCGGCCCATTTAATGGGAACGTAGAAGCAATTCTACGATTGGCAGCGAGTCGGCGGATGCCCTGAGCCGCGAGAACGCGGTAGTTAATCCGACTGCACGTAGGTTGACGTGTCGCAATGTTGGATGCCAGTTTGGATAACTGGTCCTTTGCACTCCTTTGCAAAAGGAGCCCGGAATTTGTGCGCCCGGGGCCGTCACGTGAAAACGCGGCGGTTGCTCGCATGTAGGTGTCATTTGACAATAGACCGTTTGGGTCAACGATAAAGTGGCTCCAGGCCGGGGGTTTTAAGGACAGCAGCAGGTAGTGCTGGCTGCCTGGTGAGTGTGGTTGTGAAATACCACTCTAAAGAGGGACGTTGGGGTCTTGCTGCCAAGTTGGCTTTAGTACGCCAAACGTTTCGGAAGAGCTTGTGAGTATTACTAACGGTTCGTGATATGACAGTGCCTCGCGCGCGGTTGATCGATCCCTGGGTAGCGTGGGGATGAAAGCAGGCTTGGAAGTTGCGTCAGTGGACATGGTGATTCCCATTCCCTATCACTATTACCGCCACCAAAACACCGGGTTGGATGATAACCCCGAAGTGTATAAAAGCGAATTGAAGCATAACAAAAGGAAAAATCAAAATATGGTGACAAGGAATAATTGGCCAGTTAAGTTGTTCTGGCTTCCTTACGCCGAACCAGTTGTAATTCCTCTCGGGCTTGTCTCGAGTTCCTTTTTGTTAGAAAAACGACACCGCCG